TTGCAGATGGTATTGATAGACCACCAATGAGAGGTATCTTTCCTGAAACATATACTGATGCTAAACGTGCCATGTTCTTATTGACACAGAAATTAAATCGTGGCGGGTTGATGGCAAAAAAGTTTTCTAATGGAGGTGACACATCTAAAATTTATGAAGATAAAATTATAGCAGATGAGATTCGCCGTAAGATGAATGTCTTAATGGATGAAGTAGCTGCAAGAAATTTAGAAAATCAAGATGATCCAATAAAAGTAGTATCAGATTATTTTAAAGAAGGATCAGCACAGAAAAGATATCACGATGAGATGGCTAAAAAATATCGCAGGGAACCAATAACAGGAAAATTTTATGCTTATGATGATGGAAAAACAAGAGAAATAAACGTACCTAAAACACCAACTCTTTTTAATCTACTCGCTATGGCAGAGGAGGTTGCTCATTTAGATAAGAATAAACCCGACATGCCAATGACCAGAAAAAATCCATACGAAAAATTTGAAGATAAAAAATACCTTGATCTTTTTGCAGAGAAAGAAGAAGGAGTAAATGATTCTCCAATTATGGGAAAAGACTTTGACCCTTATGAAACTTTTAACTTAGAGGGAAGTTACTTAGAAGAAATGAGAGCTAAACAGAAAGCATTTGAAACTGTATTCGGAGGATTAGCTGAAAGACAGATAGCAAACACTAATGTTGGTAGAGCGCACACGATGACTAAAGCAAGTTATCAACAAAATTTTGCTGACTATATAAATTCATTTGCTAGTCCAGTAGTTAAAGCTGCTTACTTTAATAAGTACCCAGATTTAAAATCTCCATACAGAGAAACTCCTGTAAGTGACGAGTTAAAAGAAGCGGCAAGAAAAGAATCTGATAAAGAAATGAATAGATTAATGGCAAGATTGAGCAACTAAGACCCCTCTTTTTTTGTCCAGTATTCTAACTCCCACCATCCGTTGAAGTCTCTAACACAATCACATATGGTATTAGTTAGTGCCATGCCTATGATATATATTAACCACAGGCATATAGCACCTCCTATAACATACTTAGCGATTGTCACCAGAGCCAGACAGAGTACCCCTAGCTTTTCTATCAGCCAGCTTTCGCAAATTGTTTTCCATAATATGCCCAAGGTCCATCCCCATTTCTTCTGCTAGTACTGCACAATACCACATAACATCACCTATCTCATAACCAATCTCAATCCTCTTGGATTCATATTCATCTGGTGGTGCGCCATCACGTATAAATTTTTTTACCTTATTAGCAATCTCTCCTGCTTCCCCAGTCAGGCCCAGAGTTAAATACTCTGTGGCCTTTTCTTTTGGAAAGATAGCAGTTTCACATGCTGCTATTTGATAGGCTTTAGCTGTAATGCCATACATATATTTCTCCTTCATCCAGTTCTTAGCTTCTTGCTCTAGTTTGTTCATTGCGTTGCACTCTCTTTAGGTTAGCATAGTAGGCATCATTCCATCCCCTTTGCCACTCACGAAACTGCATAGTGTTAGTGTGCAGTTTTCTTTCTGTCTTGGGTTTAATCCTGTTGTTTTCAACAGACTCTCCCCAATTAAAAAAGTCTTGATATCCCCATTCATACTGTACTCTAAGTGGGGCATCATACTTACTAAGTCCGTTACGCCGCATTAACAATCTCCTTTGCTTGATAGTTGAAAAGTTTAATCGCCGTCACACGATCTATGTTGAACCACTCATTCCTACGTTCCTTTGCAAAGTGTTCAAATATCTGGTGCATTTCTGTTTCCTTACGGGAGTAGTTATCAGAGTACACTCTAGCAATTATCTCGTAATCACGAAATGGTGAAGACGTTTGGTAACTATGGCATCTATTCTGTGCGTCCATAGCCTTACCTACCTTAACCCATTCAGGCCATGCAGGATTAATAATAGCGTAGACATCTCCCGACTCTCCTGATTCGTATAGCCTACGAACCAACTCATTATAGTCTCGTGCCTTAACACTGTTGAATACAATCTTGTCCAAACTACCACCCTGTTGGATGTAACTATCTAGTGTGCGATGCTTACGTTTGTAATAAACCAAGCCGTCTGTATTCATGTGATGATTAATCCCTGTCTTGCGCCATGTTGTACCATCAAAACGCCGACCATCTGCACGTATGTCTCCATTACTAGGCTTCATATCTATTCTCCTTTTTTAACTGATTGAGAAAGGTTCCTGCCAAACTCTGCGCTGGCAACTTGAAGTTGATCTAAATGCATTCTAGCAGTTTTTATCCTGCCTTTCAAGTCTATTACTTGTTCAAGCATATACTTTTGCAGGTCTGTTAGATCATCAAATGCGTAATCTTCACCATCAATAGTAATCATTTGTTTATCTTCACTTACTTTCTTTTTTGTCATCGTGCTTCTCCTTTTCTTTTAGTTTTTGCCACTCTTCCCATTGCTCAGACTTGCGAGGAGGATTGTAGATTATGTAATCCTCCCCACGTTTCCATACCAACTTACTCATTAAAGTAGTTGTCCAGAATATCTAGTCTGTCTTCATGCATAGCCATCTTATCTAACTCTACTTGTATGGCTTCCATGATATCTGAATGTTCCCCTATACCTGCTGGGTTTTTAAGATAAACCTCAATATTCATACAATGCAACTGGCTACTAGCCTTTGCGTGTTGTCTTAGTGTTTGTATCATCTGTTCTCTCATATGTCAACTCCTTTCCTTTTTTAAACTTACGACCTATACAAAATACTATAGCGTTGATTACAGTGTTAACAGTGATGACCACTATCAGCCACCACTGCCACCATGTAGGCATGTCTATTCCCTCAATCATGCTGCGTTTAAGTCCACCACTTCACAAGCATCTGCTGTACATGCCAACTCACGACCTCCTGTTGTTGTGTCTTCTTTCTCATAATCTTGTAGCCATGTCCAATCAATAGACTTTGGCATCTTTGCCATCATAGCATGATACTCGTCCTCTGTACAGTCCTGATATGGTGCTTGTTTATATGTATGGTCACTGAATGGCAGGAAGCTGATGCCTGATACTTCATCAAAGTGTTTGTATACCCAAGCACCTACGTCCATCCATTCATTTTCCTTCACAGAAATTGTTACGCTAGGTTTATGTTCGCACCAATAACGCTGATAGGTAAGCCATAACTCAAGCTGTTCAATAGCCGACAAGATTGTACGTGTAACTGCCCCACGTGGCGATGCCATTGGAAAGCTAAACACTGTCGTAGACTCTGGCTTCATAACATCTGGCTCTGCTGGCACTCCTGCACTAGCCATAAACTGCGTAAGTGGGTCTTTGTTATCGCCACGTACAGTGCGAATGTAGTGTGGGTTATGCCTAGCATGGATGCCACTAGAACTGTCTACAAGCTGCGACACTGTACCACTAGGCTTGACGCATGTAATAGCCGTTGACTGTGGAATACCAAGCTGTTCAGCCATAGCAGCGTTAGTCTCTACTGCCGTGTCACGCAATGTCTCCAATGTCTGCCCAATGTTCTTGCCAAGATGGGCTGATGTACCACTTAGCAAGTCGTTGTCCATGATACCTGTCAATGACACACCAAGCAAACGCTCTTCCTCTGTATTCTTTTTCCACACGTTACGCAAATATTTAAAGTTTGTCAGTGTGGATTGAAACGTGCCTAAGATTGTAGCAAGGCGCACCTTCTCACGTAGCGTCTGCTGCGTATCACTAGCACGAGCAACTACCTCTGACAAGTTACAGAACTGATATGGACGTAGTATAATTTCACTGCAAGGGTTACAGCCGAAACTATGTTCTGTATCACGTCTACCATTCTTAGCCGCTTGTGTCTTTGCCGCCTCACGATTAAAGATACCACGCTCACCTGACTTAGATTCGTACAGTGCTACCCACTCACGCATAAATGTACCCATCTCTGGCTTGCCTTTGTAGGCTACAGAGTTATTAGCTAGTGACCGTTGCGGCTCTGTATCCCACCACTGCCCTGACTTGGCGTGTGCCATCTGGTCATCACCAAGATTAGACAGGCTGATGAGAGCAGAACGGCGCACACCACCTACAACCACGACCTCACCAATCTTGCACATGATGTCGTGACACTCTACAGGCCAAAGCCTACGACCTGTAGCTGCCTTAAACTTAGCTATAACAAACTCAAACAGTTCTTCTAGTGGTGCTGGGCCACTGGCACGACCACCAAATGTTTTGAGTCTTGCCCCAGCAGGACGCACTTCTGATACATCCCACTTTGGTATCTGCCCAGCATACAGCAAAGATATAAGTTCACGCAAAGACTTTGCCCAACCGGGGCGGCTGTCACCTACCTTGATTACCGTATCTGTGTGATGCATTACCTCATTAACTATGGGCAGCTTGTCTACGTTCTCACGCTCTACAGAGAAGCCTACACCTGTTCCACACATTAGTATGTACATAGTCTCATCAAATGCTCTAGGGCTGTCTATAGGCACGTAGGAACAGTTGTATGCACCCACGTGGCAGCGATCTAGTGCGGGGCCAGCAGTCATCAATGCTCTCATGCTAGGCATAATGTCTTGATTAAGAACAGCCTCTTCTAATTCACCACGCAGTTCATCTGATAGCACATAGTTACAGGTGCTGTGTAAATGATCCTTCATATAATTAAAATATCGTTCTACTGTTTCAAGCCATGTTTCACGGCGTTGCTCATCTTCTTTCCATCGTGCATACCGTGATAGCGCAATGAAGTTCTGGTAGTCTGTTGGTAGGTAATTATTCATCTGTCACTCCGTTATTGTTCTCATTGTTCTAATGTCAGCACCGTTAACATCGTATAAATATTCACGTATGCCATCCTCTATTTCTTCTCCGACCATACCATCAGCAGGTATAGGATACTCTTCTTCATCTATGTCGAGAGTAATAAATACTTTAACTCTCATCACTAGCCACCGTATCTTCAATCAGTGTATTAAGATACCACTGTGCTTTTTGCAAGTCTTCTAGTGGTTTACCCTTGTAATCAAATCTCCACAAGTATTTCATAATATTACCCTGAAGATAATATTTAAAGTTAGGACCAAGTGCAGCCTGAATAGCAGCAATGCATTCAATACCTGATTGATTGTAATGAGTAGGACTATTTACCATATCTACATTACCATAGGCTTCTTTACCTGCCCGTTCTAAAACATCAGATTGCTCCATGGCTTGTTTCATAGCCTGTTTCATATATTCCTCGTGCCTCATGCATTACCTCCTGTCTTCGTATTAAATGTTAAATGGACTACATTACCATCATAAGTTTTTTCTACGCCCATCTCTTCCTCTAGTTCTACATTAATATCTACCTCATTGTCAACAACTTTTACAACATACTCGTGTATCAAATGTCTTATAGATTCTTCTTGTTCCATAATAGGCACACTAGAACACATCATTTTAACAAAGTGCATTAGGCTATCATAGTCACTATCATTAAGTGGGTTATTAGGAAAAGCCATTATAGATATATCTATTTCTCCACTCCATTCACCATTATCATCTGCAAAAGGTCTTATGCGTATGACAAAATCTTCATCATTTATTCTACTTATCATATCATCTTTACTCATTTTTTAATCCTCCTTTTTACAGTAGAGTTTGGATGACTTATAAAGTCAGGATGTTTGTCCTTACCCTTTTCTTTTAACCAATCCTCTGGTATTATGCGATCATAATATCTAAAGCCATGCTTGATACACCACTTAGCATAAGTAGTTTTTGATCCCTTAAGTATTTTACTCTGACTATTTTCAAATACAAATCGTATATCAAGATCAGGATGCTGCTTACGTATAAGCAACTGTCTCCTTCTATCAGCAGGAACAAATCGACCCTTAACCTCAACAATAATACCATTGTTAAGTACAAAATCAGGAGTATATGTTCTGTATGATACGTCTTCCCATTCAATTTTTATTTCTTCATACCTAAACTTTCTCCTATCTGACTTTAACTTATCAGAGATAACCATTTCAAGTTTACTACGATAGCCATACTTACGTGCCATCCTCCATGATTTATGATGACTTTTACTATACAACAACTTCTCCTATGTAGCTAACTGTCGGTGGTGTTTTAGCCTTTGACATTACAGATGGACGCTCTGTTAAAGCATCCCAACAATCAAAACGATAAGAGCAAAACCGACACCCATCATTAAGTATCTTGTTACCTGTCTCCCTACCTCTAAACTTCTCTGGTACAGGTTCATAGCATCTTTCAAATTTATTCTCCTTTACTGTGTCTACCGTCTTTTGTATCTTAGAAATCTCTTCATCTAAGTTAAGACCTGATGCTGGCACATATTTAAATTTACCATTGGCTTTATTTACTACCCACCAGCCACCGACATCTTTACCAGATGCCTTTGCATATCCTGCAAGTTGTCCTATATAACCAAACCCATCCCCATTAGCCAGCTTTTCATATGACTCAAACTTGTTTCGATAGGACCAATCAGACGCTGACTTAACGTCATCGACAGCACCATTAACAACAATATCATATGTTCCATTAACGGATGTGCCATCCAACTCCAGTGTAACATGTTCAGGTTCTTCATACTTTACTCCTGCTTCTCTTAGTAGACCCTTGAATACTGCCTCAACAATATCACCAAGCATCATGTTCATTACAAATGTAGTAGGCAATGGCAATGCCGCCTCTGGTTTATTCTTATCATACCAAAGTTGGCAAGTGGGGCGACCTACGTTTGACATACGTAGTTTAAAATCGCCCCGCTTTTTACCACTGCCGAACTGCTTCTTCAGTGCTTCAGCTATGTCAGAAGAAACCTGCTTAATAGTTTTCTCTGACATTTCTGTTTTGCCTTGCACTGCGTCTTCCATATATTGATGGAGTGCTAGTTCAGCAGGGTGATGCATTACGCTACCTCTTCTTCTATTTCAATATCAACTAGGTCATCAACCATATCAATATCGCCATCTTCCATTATAGTGTTAGTCTTCTCTGCCCACGCATTGATAATGTAATTATTATAATTATCAATCCATGACATGAAGTCACCAAACAATGCCTGATCTTGATCAGTCAACTCAATGGTCTTGGTAACATCCAGCGATGCCACTGGTACATAATATGATGCACCCGTAGGAATCTTACGCTCACTGGTATTAGCAGTGATGATATGCTGGATTGGCAAGCGTTGCATCTTTGCCAATGTGGTGAAGCTAGAACCGATCTCCTTAAATGCGTCACGGTTATCAACCTCCCAGATGAATGGTGTAGTGTCTACCTTTATAGACTCACCTTGTTCATTCTTAGGGTCAATCATCTCCACCTCACCAAAGACGACACGTACACGCTTGATTGCTTTAAGCAAGTCTTGCTGTGCTTGCGGGAGTGCCTTGAAGTCTTTGATGTATCCTGCAGGTTTACCACAGTTAAACCCACCGTCATTATCTTTGAGGTCAATGTCCAGTGTATCTGCCATAACGCTCTTGATGTAACGGTTAGGATTTTTTGCATCACCTTGAACGAAACGCTTGTGCATAAAGCGTTGCATAAATGGCCTCATCTTAATGCTGGTAGCATAGTGAGTAGGGCCATCTGGTATCTCTAGCTTATATGTGCCACCCTTAACCAACACCTTATCTGATCCAATAATAGGTGAGTGATTAATGCGTAGTCGTGCAAGCGAACTAGAAGATGATGATGTCTTCTCATGTGCAATACCCATAGCCTTTGCCATAGCAGCATAGTTATTGGTATCAACTGTTGTCAATTGTGTCATAATATTCTCCTTCCTTTTAAGTTTAGACCCGTAGTTATATCAGGTTACGTCCTTAGTGTCAAGCCAATTGTCACCAATTTTTGATTCTAATAATAGTGGAACATTAAACTTTATGCCCCACCTAAGAGTGATCAAGTTAGGCAAGTCTTCATTGGTCTTGTTGATTATGTCGATAACCTTATTCTGCTCCTCTGGATGTACATCAATCACAATCGAATCATGTACTGTGTTTACTACACATGACTGCATGTTGTCAAGCAGTTTATCAATGTGCAGTAAAGCAATAGGCACAATATCAGCAGTAGCAAAAGATTGTACCGGATAGTTTTTTATCTGCGTAAAGTATGACACACGGCCATTAGGTTTACGTACTACATTAGGAAAAGCAAACTCCCGTCCTGATGGCGTGACTATCTTCTGCGTTGATATAGCTTCTTTAGCCAACTTGGAGTGCCAAGAGGCAACCCCCGTATATTTGTCTGTAAAGTGTTCGTAGTAGGCTGCTTCTGCTGCCGTCCTTCCGAACCCAGTGGCCCCGTAGAGTGGCGCAAATGTATGCGCTTTTGCATCCTGTCTACTCGTAGGCTGACCAGCATTGGTAATAACTTCAGCGGTGTATGCGTGTACATCAAATCCAGTAGAAACTTCTTCAATTGCAACTCCATCTTGTGATAAATATGCAGCAGCACGAAACTCTAGCTGTGCAAAGTCAGCCTCAAGTATCTTACCACCATCCCATCGTGACACAAATACTTTCTTTACAGGAAACGTGCCGCCACGAGGCATGTTCTGCATGTTTGGATTAGCACCTGACAGTCTGCCTGTCGCAGTGCGATGTTGTAGTAAGCTGACATGCAGCATACCATCTTGCTTGGTGTAATTCTTGATGCCATCAACAAAGGATGACAGGTAGGTATCAACAGCACTTAGTCTCTTCACCTTAGACAAGAAGTCAGCAGCAGTGTCCATACCCTTTGACTTAGCAACAGCCTCAAGCAACTGCAAATTATTTTTGCTAGTGCTAAAGCCATTTGCACTAGCCCACTTAGCTGATGGTGGCTTGAACTTAAAGCCAGCCAGCTTGTCTGTAGGATTAAACAGATAGCCCTCTGTGTGACACTCAGGACACTTGCTAGGTTTAGCAAAGGGCTGACCATTTTTCTTAGTCTTCCTTATATAACCTGTACCACCACATGTCCGACACTGAACAGCCGTAGTACGATACAATCGTTGTGTGCCTGTTGATAGTAAGTGATTAAACTCTTTGTCACTCATGTATGGATCAATTTGTGTAGCCCAATCTGTTTTATTAATAATCTTACGACCATAGATAACCCAAGACAATTGCTCTGGGCTATTAAGATTGATAGGAGTATCGCCCATGACCCTACGAACATGAACCTGCAAGTCGTCAATAAGTTGACACTTCTCCTGTTCAAACTCTTGACGCACCTCTTCAAGCACATTCATGTCAACCTTGAACCCACGCTGGTAGATACGTGCAAGTGTAACACATACCTGATTAGTAAGTGTTACCGTGTCCATCAAGCTAGAACTATCTGTCATTAGCTTTCGCATCAGCTTGTCTGATAGCTGTTGTGTAGCGTACAAGTCGGCAGACAGATACTCCGTCAATTCAGAATAGGGTATGTCACGAGTGCTGTACCCCTTTTTAAAATACTCCTTAAGTGTATCCTGTTTCTTAGTATGTAACTCATACCGTTCAGCACAAGCCTCAAGCGACAGTGGTTCTTTCTGTCCACGTTGTAGCACATACTCACCAAGCATAGTGTCAAATACAGGACCATCATACTTAAAGCCAGACTCCCACAGCCACAACAAATCATATGCTGCGTTATGTGCAATAATTATCGTAGCCTTATCTAAGTAATCCTGTACCATCTCACGACCAAACAAGTCTGGCTTGGTATCGTTATGGTCAAACGTGACGATAAGTTTTTGTCCTGTATCTGTTAACATACCCACCATGACGAGTGTATTCTCTGGCTCAAATGGATCAAGATGTAGCTTTCCATTACGTTCTGTCGTTGTGTTCTCTACGTCTAGTGTTAGTTTCATTATGTATACCTCGCTGTTCTATATTCTAAATTACTTGTAACACTACCATGCCATCCTGTCAATTTGTTTTTAACTACATTCAAATGACGTTGAGGGTCTTCCTCCTGATTATTATCAGAGATAACATTCTTAGCAATCAGTATCATAAGGTCTGCCTCTGCTGCCTTGCCTGTCTTTGATCCCTCCATCATAGACTGATTAAGAACTGTCCTGCCCTCTGCATCTGCTGACAACTGTGACATATAAAATATAGCACACTCGTGTTGCTTGGCTATCATACGGGCATGTACAGCATTAGCCTTGAGTGCCTCATCAGGACGGGCAAAGCCCCCTGCCTTGGCAAACTTATCACCCATATCCAACAGCACTATGTCAGGCTTGTATGTCTTGCAGACAGACTCCACCCAATTCATGTCACGTCCTGTAGCATCCTTGATCTTAATACGTTCCTTAACAGGGGCATATAGATCACGTGCCTTAGAGGGGTCTTTCTTAATCTCCTGCATCGTCATACCTGTAGCAGCAGTCAGGTATCTAGCACCGACACGGTGATAGCCCTCCTCATTACATAAGATAATACAGTTAGCACCCTGATGGGCAAAGCCACCGGGCGATGCAATCATTGATGCATGAAAAGATGTCTTGCCTGTATTGGGTCTAGCACCAATCTCAATCAAGTGACCAGCATTGACACCCTCTACATTCATCACAAGGTTATGCATGTTGAATGTCCAACGTGCCTCAAGATCATTACGCTGTAGCAATGTCTCAATGTCGATGTCATCCCACTCAATATTTAAGTTGGGTGTAAAGTCGTCACCATACTGCTCAAGTATATGACGCAGTGGCTCAAGACTAGACTTGTCACCTACTACATACTCGACACCTAGATTGGCAATGTCTTCCCCGACTGCCTGTTGAAACAGCTTAGACAATACCTCTTGTGCTACATCGCCACCTATGGGCTGCTCTCTCTTAATCTTAGCAAACAGATTAGAGTATGCTTGCTTCTGTGCTGTAGTCAGAGTGGGATTGTTTGCCATAAACAATGCCTCAATCTCATCAGGCGTAACAGTACGCTCGTACTGATCCATTGCCTTGTCGATAGTGTTCTTAATCTTTCTTACATCCTTACTGAACAGGCGATCAGGGCAACGTGCGCCACGGTGATCATCATAAAACTCCCTGTCCATCAGGCTTCTAATTAGTGATAATTCCATTTAACTTCTCCATGTCTGTTGGGTTACAATATTTTATATCATCTTCCAGTTTGATAGGGCGTACATCCGATACGTAGCCCCGTAGTTCTTTAGCCATCTGAAGTGACTTGGTTAATGCATCAGGGTCTAATGCTATTAGGGCTGTTGAGAACTGTGAGAGATAGCTTCTGTGCGAATCTTGAAGCGATGTTCCAAGAAGCGCGACCCCAACAGAAGAAGACCAATCACCGACAACGGCTGCACTCACACAGTCCTCAACAACTACAGCGACTTTACCACAACCGTGTACATATGGCAAGCCACTATTTCCATATCTTTTCCACTTGGGTATTCTTTTTCCAAGTGACCTACCCGTTGCATCCACAATCTTGCCATCATGTACTACAGGAAATACAACTCTGTCTTCCTTTACATCATACATAAGACCTAACTTGTCTGCATTCAAGCCCCACCTGTCACACCATCTGTTCATGTACAAGCCACCACTACGTTGTACAACATACTCTGGCAACTCAAACTCTATGTCATCTACAGTATCTATCTTCTTAAACCTAGCCTTGATGTCATCAATGCTCATGCCTACACGGGTACTACCACTGACAGTGCAGCTAACCTTGTAACAGTTCCACACAAGATCACCCATGTTGTTAGTGATACTGAATGTATTCTTGCCCCTACATACAGGACAATCCATTCTCTGTGTCTCTCCATCAGACACGTCATAGTCATTTACGTTTATCATATATGTGTCCTTTCTATATGTATTATATATAATATAATAGTAGTTCGTTGCGGCAGTTGAATGCTTATATCATGCTTTCTTTCTAGCTGTCAAGGCTAATTCTGCAGACTTGTAAGTATTTTTCATGTAGGGTTTTACTGACTGTGGGTTAGCATGTCCTGTAACCGACATAATCTGTCCTATTCCTACACCTGCCTCAACCATTTCCGTTGTGCCTGTCCTACGTAGATCACTAAGACGTAACTCAGGTGGTAAGTCTGCTGCATCCATTAGCCTACGTGCATAATGTGGTAGCTTGTATACCGAATA